AGAAAGAAGGAAAGGAATTGATACTAGCGTAAGTAGTGCGTTAAATTTATCGCCTGATTTAGAACGTATAGCAAGAGCAGAAAACTTTGTAGAGGATGGGAAAATAGATGCAAGACGAGATTAACTTTGCACCAATAGGAGATGTCGAAGCTGCAGTAGACGGTCTGTTTGGTTTAATATATTTATATCCTTCTGATTACTTTATTGTATTTGGCTCTCTTAGTTTGTTTGCAATCTATGGTTTATCAATTTATGCAGGGATAAAATATATACAAAAGAAGTTTAAATAATGGACATAGTACAAGTAGTATCAGACTTTGGGTTTCCAGTAGTTATGGTTGTAGGCTTGGGATACTTTGTATACTTTGTATGGCAAACAATAACTAATAAGATTGATCCTGCTGTACAGGAGATGAAGATAACCATTATTAGATTAACAGATCAACTTAGATTATTAGATCAAGATATGATTAGACTACAACAAAAAGTAAACACCGTGCTTGAACTTAAAGAAGAAAATAGGTTAGTAGATGATAAAGAAAACAAAAAAAATTCTTGAAGAAATATCAGTAAATACACTTATTAATTTACTATTTGTATGTAATTTTATTTTTTTATTTATATTAATTTTTTTTAGTAACGCATTGAAAGCTGATGAAATATTGTTTAAATTTAAAAGTCCTAGTTTTTCAGGGATAAACAGTAGTTCGCATTATCTTACAATCGAGAATCAAGAAGCTACTAGGAAACAGGCAATCAAGGAGGAGATAGAAGCTTATCAAGATGAGTTAGCTAGAGAAGCAGACAACACTACACTTGCAAGGTTTATAAGAAACTTAGAAAGCAGAATCTATGCACAGCTATCGAGACAAATGGTAGAGCAGCTGTTCGGAGAAACACCACAAACATCAGGTACACTTGAGCTAGAGGGAAACACTATTGAATACAAAGTTGAAAACGAGCTTATCACTCTTACTATTACAGATGAAACAGGCGGCACGACCAGTATTACTGTTCCTATTGGTACTTTTACTTTCTAGTTGTGCTTCTAGAGATCTCTTAAACGGAAATGGGATACCTTATATTGTAATTAAAAGTTCTTCAATATTAGAACTACAATCTGAAGAACTCAATAGTCTTCCTAGAGCTAAAAGAAAACCAGTAATAGCTATATATCCTAATAGCTTTAGAGATCACACAGGACAAAGGAAATCTAATGGTAGCTTTGCTTTGTTCTCTACAGCAATTACACAAGCACCTGAAGCTTTTCTTATAAGAGCTTTGAAACACGCAGCAGATGGAGAGTTCTTTCAAGTAGCAGAGCGTGTAGGTTTAGAGTCTTTGACTAAAGAAAGGCAACTTATACGCAGCACAAGAGAAACATTTGAAGAGGACAGTGCTGTGAAACCTCTTTTACTGGCAGGATTATTGATTCAGGGAGGAGTTATAACCTACGATAGCAATGTAAAGTCAGGAGGTGCAGGAGCAAGACTGCTAGGAGTAGGAAGTTCTAAACAATACAGGGAAGATTTAATTACCATATCATTGAGATTAGTTTCTGTCTCAACAGGAGAGGTACTGATAGAAGTATTAGTATCTAAAACAGTTACGTCAGCAGGTCTTTCGCAAGACATCTTTAGGTTTGTAGATGAAAACAGAAGACTTATTGAGGTAGAAGGGGGAGTTGCAGAGAACGAAAGTACCTCTATAGCTCTACAACAGGCAATAGAAGAAGGTGTTTTACAAATAATAAAAACAGGAATAACCAGGGGGTATTGGGAATATGAAGAAACTAATTAGCTTATTGTTGCTTATGTCTTATAGCGTGATAGCTGATGATAACGAAATCTATGTAGATCAAGTTGGTGCTACAGCGAATATAGATCTTGAGCAATTAGGAAGTGGTAACATAATAGGGGGCCTACTATCGACACACGGTTCTATGACTCCGTTTGATTTAGACGGTACAACTATGACGCTAGATGTCAATCAGATAGGCAATAATAACAAAATGTTAGGTGACATTAACTCAGATACCTTTACAGGTATTTTTGATTTTGATGGTGATACAAACTCATACACTATTCAAGTTGATCCTACTAATACTTATTCAGCAGATAACTCAAATGTAAATGTAGATGTAGATGGCAGTACAAATACCTTTACTCTTGATCTAGCTACTAATAGTTTATCTAGTGGTGCTGATATAGACACAATAGTTCAAGGAGATTCTAATACTGTTAATATTGATTTAGATGTAGACTCGGCTACAAACTACATAGATCTTGATGGCGACAGTAACACAGTTAATTATGATGGAGATGGATATGCTTCTGGCTACTTCAAGTTGGAACACGATGGTAACTCAAGGTCGTTTGCTGTTGATCAGCAGTCTACTTTGGATAACGATTGGTTGCGCATTACATCTAACGGAAACAACGGAACAGTATGCGTTAATCAGGATGATCAAGGCACAAGCGTTGGATGTTGATATAGGAAGTATTACAGAACTAAACGGAAACACCAGAGTAGTAAGAGACAAAGTATACGAAAGTTCGATAGACTTTTCTCTTAACTCTATGGATAAACTAGAGACTGCAAAGGGCAGGATGGGTGTTACGTTTAGAGATGATACTACTATAAGACTTACTGAACACAGTAATGTTATTATTGATGAGTTCGTGTTTGATCCTAATCCCAGCAAATCTACAATGGCTCTTAACTTCGTTAAAGGCACAGGCCGTTTTATATCCAGTAAGAAACCACGGATACCAAAAGATAATATTAAGATTCGTACCCATTCGGCTTCGATTGGAATAAGAGGTACAGACTTTACAATCACAGTAAAAGAAACTGGTGAAGCTCTGGTAATACTTTTACCTGATGAGTTTGGTAATGCTAGTGGAGAGATAGTTGTAGACACAGCTTTAGGACAAGTGATACTCAACAAGCCCTATGAAGCTACTACAGTCTATAACTTTGAAACAGCTCCTACTCCTGCTGTTATTCTTGATCTTACTGTCGATATGATAGACAATATGTTGATTGTTAATCCTCCTCAAAGAGAAGACCAGGAATCAGAAGAAGGAACTACAGTAGCAGATAACATACTTGATGTAGACTTGTTAGACTTTAATGAGCTTGATACAGACGAACTAAAAGAAAACGAATTAGAATACACAGAACTTGATATAGACTATCTGGCAGGTAACTTTCTTGAAGACCTATTAGATATTATTCAAGATGTAGATGAACTAGAAAAAGCTGAGAAGTCTCTATCTGCTGATGGAGTAAAAGGTACAGCAGTAGGATACGATAGCAACACACAGATAAGTACCTTTGTAACAGATACGCATTTAAAGTTTCTTAGAGCTATTGAAGATACTTTAGAAATGAAAGTAGATAAAGCAGGTTCGTATAATATTCGGATTGAACAGGAAGGGAAAGTAAATCAGATCACTACGAATGGTGGTAGCAGTTCTAATATTACAATAAAACAAGGAAGTTAATTATGTTATACGAGCATTTAAGTCCGATTCAATTTTATTATGTACTGCGTCTAATTCAGTTGTCGCACTTCTTAGTACGGACTGTAACAGGCTAGTCTTATTGTTTATCTTGAGTTGATCGTAATTCTCTTTGCAGATAATCATGCAAAGTAGATAGTTTTTCTTTACTTCTTTTAATTACATTACGGACTACCCAAGCTTCGTCTGAATGAAAAAGATTTTCTATATGCTTTTCTGGAAGCTGAGATAGCTCCGTAACAATTTGATTCTTCCTGTTGAGAAGAACTTTGAAGCTTATTAAATTTGCTTCTGTTTCCTTTTTAACTTCCTTGTTTGTTTTCTTCATTAAATTATCTCACATGTTCCTGCACTACAGGCTAGTTCCTTTGTGTTCTCTGTATTATCTTCAGTTTCATACTCAGTAATCTTTGACCAATCAACAACATCCGTTGTTTTCTTTAGCCATTTCCTATATTCATTATAAGTTATCTCCTGATAAGGAGCTTGTTTGTATGAATGATCTGAGTATGGTAAGAAAGAGATACCAGATATATCATCAAAGTTTTTATATACCCAAGCACCTACTTCTAACCATTCATTTTCTTTTACTGAGATAGTCACAGAAGGTTTATGTTCACACCATTGGTCTTGATAGTCTTTCCAGATCTTTAAGTGTTCTACTGCTGTCAAGTCTTTTCTAGTCAACGCACTTTTAGGACTCTTCATTGGAAAATAAAATACCAAAGTATGTTCTGGTTTAGTAAGATCATCTTCGTGATACACTCCTGCATCTACCATAAGTTTAGCTAAAGGATCTTTTTTATCTGCTCTTACTGTACGAAGGTAGTATGGGCTATGTCTAGTGTGAATACCAGAGGCACTATCGACCAGTTGGCTAACTGTTCCACTAGGCTTCACACAGGTTATTGCTGCGGATTGGGGTATGCCTAGCTTCTTAGCCCATACTTTATTCATATCAATAGATACTTTTTTCAATCTATCCAAATCTATCTTACCGTTTATCATATCTTTATTATCCATGATGCCTGTTAGAGATACACCAAGTAAAGACTCTTCTTCTGTATTGTGTTTCCATTTGCTAGTTAAGTATCTAAAGTTTGTTAGTGTTGCTTGGAATGTACCAAGAATTGTAGCAGCTTCTACTTTTGAAATTAAAGTATCTTCTGTGTCATCAGGTCTTACAACAACCTCAGTTAAATTACAGAACTGTTTGTTGCGTAGAATAATTTCACTACAAGGATTACACCCAAAGTCTTTGTAATCTTCTCTTCTACCGTTTTTAGATGCTTGTTTTTCTGCAGCTTGTCTGTTGAAGATACCACGCTCTCCACTTTTAGATTCATAAAGAGATAACCACTCTCTCATAAATGCACCTGGTTCTGCTACATCTGTATAGGCTACAGAGTTATTAGACAAAGCTCTCTGCTGATTGTCTTCCCACCAAGCACCTGACTTAGCGTTGCGCATACGGTTGTCTGAGAGGTTGCTGAGAGAGATTAAAGCACTTCTTCGTACTCCACCTACGACTACCACTTCTGCGACCTTACACATCAAATCATGGCAGTCTATAGATACAAGCTTACGCTGTCCTTTTGTAATAGCATCACGAAATATGTTGATAGTAAAATCAAATAACTCTTCAAGAGGAGCAGGGCCACTTGCTCTTCCTCCAAATGTTTTTAATCTAGCACCATAAGGTCTTATGTTAGAGACATCCCATGTGGGAACTTGCCCTGAGTATAGTAAAGATAGCAATTCTTTGTAGGCTTTTGCCCATCCTATTTTAGAATCAGATACTTTAATAACAGTATCTGTAGGAAACAAATCTTCTGGGAGATCTGGTAGCTCGTTTATATATTGACGCTCTACACTAAAGCCAACACCAGTACCACACATAAGTATGTAAAGTGTCTCATCAAATGCACGAACATTATCTACAGCAACATAGCTACAGTTAAAACCTGCTACATTATCTTTTTCTAAAGCTAATCCTGCAGACATTAATGCTCTCATACTTGGCATAATGTTTAAGTACAGTACAGCTTTCTCTAAGTACTTTCTAGTTTCATCGAACTGCGGTTTACTTAGGTTATTATTTTCTTTTAAATGTTTCTCAAAGAAATCAAAGTATCGAGATACAGTTTCGTTCCATGTTTCTCTGCGTTGATTCTCTTCGTTCCATCTAGCGTATCTGCTTAGATGTATAAACTGTTGATAGTTAGTCGGTAGTTTGATATTCGTGTCTTCCATTATAATATTCCCCTTAGTGTTTCATTTATAAATAACAAGTAAGAAATAGCAGACAACATTAGAAAGATAACTGGCATAAGAGCATCCCACAGTTGTACTTCTACTTCTAGTGTTCCTTCAATTCCTGCAACAGACATTTGTACTATTAAATATGCGAAACAAATTACACCTTGTACTAATGCTAACCATGCCATTATATATGCAGCCGCTGTGTCCATACTATAGACATAATAACTTCCTGTAAACATTCCGAAAAACGGAATCATGTATAATAATCTTCCTATCATTTGTACCACCCTTTCCTTGTTCCATCTTCATTTCTTGGAATGTCACTACTGGTTTTCTCCTCTACCCATAAGTGTATAGCTATAATAGCGTAGTGTATAATCTTTAATAAGTCACCTTGATTCTTATATTCACCAGTAACAGGATCAGGTTTCTTACCATAGCGCATAGCATACTTTATAATGTTACCCATACAAAAACCATCTCCGTGTCCTGCGTCAATAATCATATCTGTTGCTTGGTATTTTCCACTAGCATAGTGTTTTTCATATGTTTTATCTACATATCTTTTTATTTGTTCTATTGTATTATCTTCGTTGAATTTATATTCCATTTATTTTAACTCCTCTGGTAAAGTTTCTTCTGTGTACCATTTAAAATTATTTGCTTCCGCCCATTCAGCATGAGTTCTTTTAGTTCCGTCTTTT